GGTTGAGCCGATACCGGATAGCTGTTTCATTCCGCCGGCAAAATCTTTGGCGGCTCCCGTAAAATCGCCGGCGAAGAGCTTATGCAGCGCGCTACCTACGAGACCTATGCCAGTGAGCAACTCGCGAATACGAGCAATGACATAGTTCTTAATGATGTTAGCGAACACTATCATAGTGCTGCTCGCGGTGAGGATAACAGCGCGGAAGCCGGCATACTTGTTCCAGCATACGACGATGATGGCGATGAGAGCAGCGATGGCTACGATGATGATTCCGATAGGGTTCGCAGTCAGAGCTATGTTGAGTAACCACTGCACGCCCGTCCATATTTTTGTTGCAACCGTTACTACAGTCATGATAGCGTGGTATGCCGCTAAGGCTATTGAGTAGGCTTTGCACACGGCCATCACTGTACCGATAACTGCGGCTAAGGCAAGGAACTCTTCTTTGTATTTGATAACGAACTTAATACCGTCAGCAATCAGCTTGAAAAGAGCTTTTATCTTGTCGAATATCTTCGGAACAGCTTTCGTTATCAAGTCGACCACCTCGCCTATGGGTGAGTTGATACTTTGCGATAATTCGATAGCCCCAGCCTGAAACGTATCCAGCAAGGTGCTCCATTTGCCGGATAGCGTCTGACTTTGCGCTTCCATCATACCATGGAATTTTCCACCGGCGGCCGTGGCATGCAGTATAGCTTGTTCTACATTGTGAAACGTGATCTGTCCGTCTGACATTTTTTGCTTAAGCTTGTCGACGGATATACCGGTCATCTTGGAAAGCTCTTGGATCGGATTGAAACCGGCGTTGATGAACTGCAGCAAGTCCTGTCCCATGAGGTAGCCCGTACTGGACACCTGACCCATAACCAATGACAGGGCCGACATTTTATTTTTATCGCCGCCCGAAATGTCGCCAAGCTGCTTAAGTAGCGGTAGTACCTTGTTCGTCTCAACACCAAAATTGAGCATCATCTGCGCATTTTTAGTGAGATCCATTTTACCGAACGGTGAGTGTGCAGCGAAGTCTGTAATTTGGTCAAGCATCTCAGCCGCTTTCTGCTCACTACCTACCAGCGTCTTAAAGGCTACATTAGTACTCTCCGCTTCTGCGCCTAGCTTAACAACAGCCCCTATACCAGCTCCGATCATGGTATAGGGGTTCATAAGGAACTGCATGCCGGGGATCGACATGAGTGCGCCTTTGAAGCCCTGAAACGAAAACGCATTGCGCAGACCGCGACCAGCAATAGATGCCTTTCTACTGATTGCATCTAATTGCTGCTCGGTCTGCCGTGCGACGGAGACGACGTTCCCTCCATCGGCCTGCATTTTTATCAGAAACTTCAAAATATTATCCATGATTGGCCTTCGCTTCGAGCTCTCGGATTTCTAAAAGATGAGCGTACTTCTGTGCCCAAACTTCGTCCGGAAGCACATCCGGATCGATGCACAGGTAATACTGCATCAGGGTGTCGAAGAAGAGGATGTCGTATCCGTCGGAGACGTCGACATCGGCATCCTCTAGAGCTTTTTTATTTCAGCCTCCTTGACTTCGAGAACCACCTGCATCTTCTGAATAACCGCCATGAACAGCGAGTCATCCGTACGGAGCTCTTCATCGCCGACTATCCATAGAGCGTTCAGCATTGCTTCGCTCATCTTCACAGGGTCGCTCACCGCGGAGGCGAACGATAGGTCTTTTCGGGTCGGCTTGTGCAAAACACAGCTTTTACCTTCAACACTAATCTCGAATATCTCGCCGTGCTTCTTCTTCCACTCAGCTATCTGTTCTTTTGTTATTTTCATGATGTCTATCTGTTAATGTTATCTTTCAAACCCAGGAAGATGAACGGCAAAGTTTTCTCCTGGAACTTATCACCCTGCTTCCACTCCGTGTTGTCTTCGGTGAACTCTACGCCGACGAGCAAATCCTGAGTGATAGCGTCGCCGTTCGACGGATTTCCATAAGACACAACGATATTCGTGGATATGTTTAGAATATCGCCGCGAGAGGCTTTTCGCAGGGCCTCGTATTCACTTTGCAGCAGCGTTATCTCGCCACTGTACTCGTAGTTACCATGCTGCATGGCGTGAGGCCTATTGCCCTTACCATAGATGGTTTCTTTCTCGCGTTTGGTGTTATATTTGATGCCGCGCAGTCCGGTTATTACTCGTCCAGCTAGTACGACATCGATGTCTGCCCATTCGTATTCTCTAGTGTTAAACATGATGGATTCTCCTTATTCTGCTTTGTTATTTACTTGAAAACCCAGAGCAACATCTATGTAGCGCGCATAACCGAACGGCCGAACCTTCAGAACAATGTTTACGCGCGAAGTCGACAGAACGTTTTGAGTCGGGTCGATATAAGCCTTACAGCCGCCCGAGCCATTAACATCGGCGGACAGTTCGCCCGCAGCCGTCATAGTGCGATTGACGGCATCTTCGATTGTCTGCTGCCACGACATTATAACGCCCTGCAGCATAGTACCATCTTCATTCAGACTCATCTCATCGAGCATGAAATCGAGTAGCGCCTGGTAGGCTATACGGTAAGCCTTGTCGATCGTGCGCCGGCGTGTGAGCTGTGCATAATCGTCAGTGGGGTTGCACACCAGCTGGTCTTCCACAAAGAAGTAGCCGCTCTTGCCGACGTACTTCCTCGGAGTAATATAGCGCGCGTCGTAGAGGTCGCTGATTGCTTCTACGCTCTCCTCGACTGGCTTTTCACCGAGGAACATTTCGAGCGGCTTGAGCGCTCCATTCTTCACCCGGGCCAGGTTACGCTGCACCGGGAGCATGGCAAGTCGACCGGCCATCACACCGACAGCTGCACCTTCAGACGCCTTTACGGTATCGCCAATGAGTACCCCGACGCGATTGTACGTTTCCTTGCTCAGGTCTTTGACTGCTCCGCCCTTATAGCCGCGGCCTTCAAGGATGACGAAGAGCGGAGCATATAGCGTTGTGGTGGCCCACTCGGCCAGCTGCTGCGCTTTAGGCAGGGCTGTGAACAGGTCGTTATCCAAACCATTGGTCGTTACTGTAGCCTCGCGGCCGTCACCGGCTACGAAGATGCCGCGTAGCGCCCCGTTAGTTATGATGATGAGCTCTTTGATAGCGCCCGAGTCCTTATCGCACAGCTCCGTAAAGGTCTTCGCCTTGTCGACGGGGAAGATTACGAGCTTCGTGCCCTCCTCGGCTTCGGTGTAGAACTCCTGAACGTGCCTATAGAGACGTGGATTATTGTCTTTCGTTACGCCGAGCCTTTCGAGTGAGTCTAGCGACTGTAACGTGTAGGCCTTGCCTAGCTCGAGCGTCTTAGTAACAGCCTTTGCGCCACACACAAGGGCGAAGAGCCCGTCGGGACTTTCGCCGACGGTGCCCAGCTGGCCATTAAGAAACTGTATTTTTATTCTTGGTAACATAAGCGTGCCTCCTTACTTCGCTGCTTCTGCAAGCAGATACACGCCCTTCTTGTCATAGCGGCGAACCGAGCCTCCCGTGCGTAGCAGGAAGGAATAGATATCGCCGTAGTAGAGCGGGTTGTTTGTCGAATCGAACATTTTTACCTCACCCAGGGCGCGGCTTACAGACTGCTCCTGCCATGCCAGCGCGGCAGCCAACTCACCGGCAGCAGCTTCCTCACTCCACGGCAGCAATGTCTTGTCGTTCTTCACACGAAGGACCTTGCTGCGCTTCATGACGTTAAGGCCGTAGAGGTTGCCCAGTACGCCGCGCTGCATATCGGCCGAGTTCTGGAACATCCACTTGTCGCTCTCAGAGAGGTCGGCCAGCAGGTCGGTGTACATGTATGCGTCAAGCAGGATATAACGTCCCTCTTCAGGTACGTCGTCGGCGTCCATGCGGGTCATGATGGCCAGCAGGTCATCCTTGGTGATGCGCTTGCGCTTACCGGTGGCAGTCTCAGAGGTGTGTGCGGCACGCTCGACGGTACCGGTAGTAAGTAGCAAATTGGCAGCAGGTACGCCTGCACCCCAACGCTCTAACAGGTTCACGAATGCCTTATTCTGTAATGTCGAGCGGTCATTACTAATGATAGACGTGCGCTTGTCATAGCTAAGCTCCACCGTCTCCGCATTGGTAATCTCAATTGGGTCTGTGGTGAGTTCGTCAATCTCATATTCGAGATCTTTGTCGGTACGCTGATTTACCGTAGCCGGTAAGGAAGACCGGTTAGTCTCCACATTAGAGGGCTTTCCCGCATTCGGGATAATGACCTTCTTTGCCTTCGCGTAGACAGAATCGTTTACAGATTTCGATGCAAAACTGTTGTCGGGGTAGAAGTTCTCTACCAAGGTGTTCTGCCAAATACTGATGTTTAATGCCATTTTTCTTCTATTTTCTTTTCGTTCAATACTGTTAAATAATTGTATTACTACTCCTTATAGTCGACGCCGAACGCCTCCTTGAACTTCGCCTTGAACAGGGAGAAGTCGGCGTTACGAAGCTCAGCCAGCTTCCCTGCCTTGTCGATCTCATCCCACGACTTTTTAGCGAAATTCATCGGGGAAATCGTGCCGCCGCCTTCGTCCTGATACACGTCTGTAGCACGACGAGTGGGCTGGGGCTTCATACTGTTGATAAGAGCCTCCGTGTTCTTGCGGTCACTTTTCATAAGCGCCACAAACTGTGCTTTCTGCTCGTTCGTGATACGCTTCTCAGCTATAGCCTTATCGACGAAGGCCTCTATTTCCTTCTCAGCTATCGCTTCGAGCTTCTCCTTGTATGAAGCGACCGTCTTTTCCAAAGCGTCGACTTTCGTCGCTTTGTTCTCAAGCTCGCGGATATGCGCGAGCACTGCGCCCTCGCTTGTCATATTAGCAAACGACGGCATACCTTTTACTGAATCGAGTAAATTCATTCCT